TGTCTTTACTCATTCTCTCAGTCCTCCTTTTTTTCTTCTTTTGCTTTTTTGATGGTTTCTGTTTTGGGAGTGAGGGAAGTTGTGGAAGATAACGAAAAGCTCGTTTTAGCACTGTACTTATTACAAGTACACCAAATACCACACCTAGCGCAGCCATCACTATTGCTAGAATTTCCAGAATCTCTATCGGCTCCATCACTCATTCTTCCTCCAAGACTATATCTTCAATCATAAACCATGAGACAAACTCATACACACCATCTCTATTCCAATCTGCGAATAGATTAACGTATATAGTGTACCAACCAGTATACGGTTCTGTAAAGTATTCTACACCTGAGTGTAATTCATACTCGTTGGCTTCCCATCCTGTTACGTTGAAGTAGTTGTCATTCCACATATATCCATTGTAAACTGTTTCATTGTCTTCTACTTTCATATGACCTACATCATAACCAATCATTATTGGTAGTGTGTCTTGGTCGCAATCAGTATCCACGTCAACAGTAATATTCAATGAGTTGTATTCTCTTGAATAGTTACCGAATTCCATGCCATCATAAAAATAAGTTTCATTAGCTGTGCAGTCATATTCTTCATATTCACAGCTACCATCATCTTCTTCTGCCCTTTCGTTGTAGTTTGAGGCATCTTCATCCATGCATCCATAAATTGTATCATCTTCTTCGGTTTGATTTCCTGTACCATTATCA